CGCGCAAAGCATTGAAGGTTGGTTTACCATCGACATCCAGAGCATATTTCTTGAAGAAATAATCTGGTAGTTGTATGGCGTCTGGTCGAGCACGTTCTTCCGCACCCTCTGGATCGCCCATAGTATCGTCATTGTACATGTCGTCAGTAGTCTCGACTGCTGGGACAAGTTCCTCGCGTTCGACATCGAAGATGTCTGAAGTTTTTGGTTTAGCCATTTGAACCTCCTATTGTAGTAGCTAAATTTATACTCGTTTCAGCTTGCATATCAAGTTCAGCTTGCTCTGCAAGTTTAAGGATTTCGTAATTTACAGGTATTTCATTCATATAAACCTCCTTATATAAATAAATGAATTACATACATTAAGTACACCACAATCGGGTGAGGGCGGAGCCCTTACTCGCTCATGCACATTAAAAGCACAGTAGCACGAGTGTCACTGTGACATAAAAAAACCCAGACGATCTTTTCACTTGCACTAGTACAAGCGGGTCCCGTCTGGGTCTGGTGAGAGTCCTCAGCTCACCACTGCCACTGACTGCAGTCAGCGCCCCTACATAGTTACTGGGTCGGGGGAGACCACTGACGGAGCGCTACTCCGTATGTTTGACTTGATGTTGTAAATCTCGCCATTCAGCTTTAGTTAATTCTTGGGCAGCATGGTTAAAAGAACTTGCTAAAAGCCCAAAACCAAGTACAAACCCAAGCATAAATGCAAATAAAAGTTCCATAATTCTCCCTATTAAAATATACCGAGCTTTCGACGCACGCGTCTACTCACTCGGTTGTTGATGTTACGCAGCTTCTTGCTTTCTCTCAATAACTCTGAGGAAAACTTTTACTGGCTCACCTTGTGCGTCAGTTGGCACTGGTACATCGAAATGCAAAGTTAGACTGTCATCTTTGTTGGTAGTTGCAATACCAATCTCTCTGCTTCTCTTTTTGCCTTCGGCACCGTTTTTTAAGATATATAATGAATACATATTAATTTCTCCTTGTAATGTATTTAATGACCTAATTCACCCGAACTAGATACATATCTGACACTAAAATAGCCAGCAACCGGAGGTTACTGGCTACTTAGTCCGAGACGATAAACGTCTCTAAGGATTCTAGGAAACTCACGTTTCCAAATTCCTTTATCTTGGTTATGGGTAAACTCTCCAGCGGTAGCGCAGAGAGCTTGCCATAACTCAGGGTTCTGCTTAAAAGAAGATAAAACCAGTTTCTGCATTAAATTTAGATTCCAGTTATTATCTTTCTTAGCAGGTTTACCAACAAACTTAGTGCCAGCCGACCAAGGCTTACAATAAGTTCGTTTATCAAAGACACCGCTTTTCCAGGATTGGTAAGCGTGCTCAACGCTTACGTACTCTCTACCAAGACGGTCCTTAAATCTACGCTCGGCTAAATTACTTAACCAAGCGTTTTCATTCGTTCCATACCATATATTCATACTTCTTCCTTATTTACATATTTCTTTAACACATCACCATGGCAGGGCAATGGTGCACAAAAACAAACTAAATTCTTACCTCTCAACTCAGGTAGAGCGGTGAGAAGATGGGGCGAGGATAATAAATACTCTTCATATTTAGCAATAACCTCGGCACGCGAACCATGGGCACCGATACGGAAAGGGTTGCCCCATTTCGAACCTCTACCAATATATACATCATTTTCTTCTCTTTTATCTTTATACTTATTTTTAATAACCATAATTACTCCATTAATTACACAATTAACACCAAAATAACTGTTAATCGGGACGATAACAGTTATCCAGCTGTAACATTTTAACGAAAGAATGCGGCTTTCAGCCGATATGTTACAGCTGTTACAGCTAAAAAATCACAAGTGTAACATCGGAAAGGTGCATGGATAGAGGCTTTTGGGAATTCTGTTACATGTTACAGTAAAAAACGAACTTCGTAGGCAGAACAACGAACCACGGTCGACTCTGTACAACCTAAAAGTTGATTTTGCTGTAACTTTGTAACATTTTGGCAATGAACAGCAGTCAAAGCTTGAAAAACACTGGCAAAAACCCTGTTACAGAAGTAGTGTTACACATGGGCTTAGGACGTGTAACATCTGTAACATATTTTTACCGAGTAGCATGCTTGATGCGAACATCATTTTTAAAAAAAAGCCCCTTGCGGGGCAGATGATAGTAGTTACTTACTAAAGTAATACCTCAGGAGAATTGGAATGAGTATTCCAGAGAAGAAAAGAAATGAACCATGTAAGATAGATACGTGATACGCGTACAACACGGTCTTGAAAGAAAGCACTATGAGGAAAGAAGCGAGGACTAGTGCTAGTCCCCGTCTTATGTTGCCGTTGCCACTCATCTCTGTCTCTTTTTGGTATAGCCCTCTTGGACTAAATCTAGAGCATCGTGACCATAAGCTACTGCTTTGCCAATTCCCTTGAGGAGAACTGAGCCAGCCTTAGCTGTAAGTCCTAGTGTGGAACGTGTAACACCCAAGACTGTAGTCTTAGCTTGAGTGTTACCAAATGGTAGTTCTAATTGCTTAGCCATTATGCTACCTCCGCCATTGGTTCAGCTTTAGCTTTCTTCTCAATCTTTCTTAAGAAGACTTTAGCTGGTTCGTTGTTCGCGTCCATTGGGATTGGAACATCGAAGTGTAATGTTAAACTGCCATCTTTGTTGACAGTTGCGATACCGATCTCTCTTGAACGCTTGCCTACCTTATTTGTTTCTGGGTCGACTGCTCCGTTCTTAAGGATATATAAAGAATAAATTGTCTTAGTCATATGTACCTCCTATGGTTAGACTAAAGTTAATAACACCAAACGACTCCTAACAGGCGGTCCACGACCGACTGGTTTTCTGACAAGGTTCCAAAGCCGTAAAATCTGAAACAAGGTTCCAAATGCGAAATCGGGGAAGGGGGTAGCTGTACTAGCGAGTAGGGAGAAGAGGAGAGAGTGATATAAATTCGCTTTTTCAAAAAAATTTTTGTAATATTTTTTCATGGAAAAGCACCTTTGCAAAGAGTGCAGAAAAGAGCTTAAGGAAGATCACTTTGAATTCTTCAAAAAAAAGTATGGGCTCTACCGCCGAAAAACTTGCAAAAAGTGTTACTATGAACTTCGCAATAAGACCCGATCGTCCTCACCCTATAACTATTTAAAAATTGTGCTACAGCAACTTAAATCAAAAAGGGTGAAAGAAGGAATAGAGTGGGAACTAACTTGGGAAGAACTTTGTGAGCTTTGGGACGACCAAGAAAGTCTTTGCGCTTTATCAGGAGTATTGATGACACATAGAAAAGGAGAAGGTCGACAAGAGATGAACGCGACCATTGACCGTGTAGATGGAGACGGACCGTATACCAAGGACAACGTTCAACTGGTTTGCCATCGCGCGAACCTAATTAAACACACTATGACCGAGGACGACTTGTATTGGTGGTGCCGCAATATAGTGACAAACAAAGAGAAAATCTAATATAATTCAATTTTATGGCTTTACTAAAAGAAAACGAAGATGTCAATAATATAACAGAGGAGGAAAGAGAAGAGATGCGTTCTCACTTTCCTTATGCTGGAGTTCACTTAGGGGAGCTGTCCGTTCAAGAAGAACGTCTGCTTTTGTTCCATCTTCGTGGTTTAAGTAAAGCGGCCGCCGGTCGAGCAGCAGGCTACCGCGACCAAGACCACGTGTATCAGTTGTTCAAGAAACCAAAAATGCAGAATGCTCTACAGTATTTGCGTGGTCAGTTGGTAGAAGAAGTTAAGTTCGACAGATCAACTGCTACTAATATGTATTTGGAAGCTCATAGAAAATCTGCCAATGCAACGGAAGAAAAAAATGTTGTCGATTCGTTGTGCAAGCTCCACGGTCTATTTATGCCAGATAGTGCGACGCAGATAAATATCAATGTTGAAAAAGTTGAACAGTTAGAAAAATTATCCGATGCCGAGCTCTTAAAACTTGCCGGTTCCGATGTTAAATATTTAGAGCCGAATGGACATAAAAAAGATTGAGTGCGAAAAGTGCAAAGGCCTTTTCCCTGAAACTTTAATTCTTAAGGAAGGAATTTGTGTTCACTGTCGAGCAGACGATGTAGAAAAGTTGGCCGAACCCCAGGCTCAAACTCAGGAAAGTTCGGAAAATAAAAGGCAGTTATCCTCACAAAAAAGAGCAGAGCGAGAATTAGCCAAACGTATTTTATGTCGAAAGCGTCTTTTACCATTTGTTGAACGTACCAATCCTGACTACTTAGCTGGTTGGGTCCACAAAGACATCTGTCAAAGACTAGAAAAATTTTCAGAACAAGTCGCCAATAAAGAGTCACCAAGATTAATGCTCTTTATGCCGCCGCGTCACGGTAAATCTACTCTAGCTAGTGTGGCCTTCCCTGCGTGGCATCTAGGTCGACACCCACATCACGAATTTATTAGCTGTTCCTATTCAGGAAGTTTAGCTATGAATTTTTCGAGAAAAGTTCGTCAGGTTTTAAGAGAGCCAGTATATAAAAATATTTTTGAAAAAACTAGACTAGATAAGGATTCTCAGTCCGTAGAATCATGGAACACGAACCAAGGTGGTGGATATGTGGCCGCTGGTGTTGGTGGTGGTATTACTGGTAAAGGTGCCCATGTTTTATTAATAGATGACCCGATCAAAAACCGAGAGGATGCTGAGTCCGATAACAATAGAGATGCGACTTGGGATTGGTACACTTCAACTGCTTACACACGTTTAGCCCCGGGGGGTGGTGTGTTGGTTATTTTAACTAGATGGCACGATGACGATTTGGCTGGGCGCTTATTGCGATTTGCTGAAGAAGGCGCCGACCAATGGGAAGTTGTAAAGTACCCAGCTATTGCCGAACACGATGAAGAGTTTAGACAAGAAGGCGACCCTTTGCACGAAGAGCGTTACGACTTACCTGCGCTCGATCAAATACGAAAAGCTATTGGGCCGCGCGACTGGACGGCGTTGTATCAACAAAATCCCGTGTCCGATGAAGGGGATTATTTTTCCCGGGACATGGTGCGCTACTACGAAGACGATGAAGTTGATTTTGATAAACTTCGGTACTACTGTGCGTGGGACTTGGCTATCGGTCAACGAGACCGT